GAAGCCATATCTGCAGTTCCTTCCAATTGTTCCAATGACATGTTGGCATATTTCAAATCCTCTGGACTTAAAAGACCCACGCCAGGTGTGCCCATAGTGCCTAGCATTCTCTTTGCACCTTGCATGGAACCTGTCAGATCTTTCATTCCTTTAAGATTTCTTGCTCCTGCAGCAAGTTTTTTACTCTGAGAAATAAGTTTTGGAGTTGCTTTCTCTCCTACTTCCTTAATACCTTTTGCAATAGCTTGATTAGCAAATAACTTTGTTATTTTTCTTCCAGCACCTGATGTTGCAATAGCAGTGACTCCAGTAGTAATCGCTTTTGCTGCTTTAGGTGCAAGTTTTGCTGCTTTAGGTGCATACTCTGCAGCAGTTAAAGCACCACTTCTACCTAATCTTGTAGCATCTGCAGCAGTGTCTAATATATCAAAACCTCCTCCTAAACCACCACCTTTTGGTGTGACATTTTGCATTCCACGATTACCACCAGCACCACCAAAACTTTGTCCACCCACGGAAGATTGGTTTCTACGGAAACCACGTTCCATATTTCTCTCTTCACGTCTAGCAGACCTTCTTCCTTCCTCTTGTCTTGACTTACTCATGAACATTTGGAAAAGGTAACCATTAAACATGATTGCCTTTGCCATATCAGCTTGCGTATTCGCAAGTTTACCTAAAGTAGAATCTTGTTTTGCTAATACTTGTGATATATCAGATAATCCTAATTGTACACCACGAAGTCCAGTAGCAAGTGCACCAGATAGTGGTGCAGTATCTGTTAAATTAGTGAGTTCATTAGTTACCTTATAATCAAATCCACCACGAAATCTTTGTTTATAATTAGCAGCAGGATTATTGGCAGCACCACCCATACCCATTCTGCCTTTAGTTCTGGCAATTCTATCTCCACCAAATCTATTACCTAATGCTCTTTTGAAAAAATATCCTTTACCTATTCCTGCCTCTTCTAGAGACGTTCCACCCGCTTCTGCTTGTTTTGATGCAAAGGCACGTTCGTCCGATGCCATATTGGAAGCTTCTTTTAAACGTTTTCCAATTTGGGATGCTATTACACTTGAGAAATCTTTATTACCTCTAGTGTCTGTGTAACCGACAGTTCCACTTGCCATTATTGTTTTTGTTCCTGTTTAAGTTGTTCTAGGTATTGCATTAAGAGAGCAATATAAACTTGTCTCTCAAATGGCATCATATTTTCAATTTCACTCAAACTATATTTATGATGATGCATCAAAGCAAAATTAGTCTTGTAATACCCCTCTAGCGTATTATGAAAGAGGGCTATCCGAAAAAAGATGCCAATCCGTTTAATGTGTAGTCAGATTCAACTCCTGTATTTGGGTTTGTAACCTTAAATGCATGTTCAAGTCTTGGTGACGTTTCAAAAAACTCCTGTACTTTTTCTAATTGTTGATTTGTCAAACTATCTACAAATTCTTTAAATTCTTTCTTAGTAGTGGTAGATTCATCATATACCTCTTCTCCTTGAAAAATTTGATCAATACTTTCTGCAATAATGTCTAAGACAGTATCTTCAGTGACTTCTTTCATTGCAAACTGTGAATCTACAAATCTATCGAATGATGGATACCTCATCATAACACCAGTAGTGTCAGTTAACATAATTTTATTACTATGTCCTTTTGGAAAGGTAACATCTACATCAGTAAGGTTCAAATTGTATCTAACTTGTGTTTTCTCATCATCTTGACAAGTAACATTAATCTCAACAATTTCTCCAACTGATACAGCACGAATATTCAAGAAAATATACTCTAAGTCAAAATTTGCTAAATTTTCAACTTTTATTCTTGATGTTATACAAGATTTCAATAACTGTAGTACAGCGTTTCTTATATTAACATCATTTTCACTTTCTAGTGCCATTAATAGTACTTTTTCTTCTTTTACTAGAAATGGACGAAATTTTATCTTTTTCTTTGTTGATGGAACTTCCAACTCATAAGTTGGTAAATCCATGGTTGGCAATGCCATAATATCTACTCCAAGGTCATATTTATATTTAGCGACTTTTTCAGACAAAAAAATGCGGGAATTTTTTTCCCGCTTTTATGGAATTGAAAAATCAATTTTTACTTTACCTCATAGCACCAAACTCTTGACCTGGTGGTGCTGTGTTTACATATGCTTTTTTAGTAGGATCATTATAAACAATACGATGCTTGCTGTAGTAAAACTGTGCTGTAACTTTTGTTATCGCTGCAGATCCAAATTGTAGAGGAACTGCATCAATAGCAAAAGGCCATGCTCTTTCCATTACATATGTTATTGATGATCTCAATCCATCTTGTGCAGTAACTGCAGAGTAATCACTCCCTTTAGAAGGACCTAATTCTGTTTTAGTTACATAAATGTTTGCACAATAACGATCTGGATAATTTAACTGAACAGTTCTATTGTCTGCTCTCTGTACTGTTCTTGCATCATAAGGCGTAGAAGCACCTGTAGCTGTTGGAGCTTTATCCATCGCACCTAATGGTGAGTCTTTGGCATCATCATATTCACCAAATATTGAAGCATACCATTGTTGTAAAAATATTAAAGGCGTCATAGAAGCATCACATTGGAATCCTAACTGCATTTCTGTGAATATTCTTGTATGTGGGTAATTTACCTGACCCTCACCCATATATCTACCCTTTATTGTTCCAGTTGCTGTGTTGACATTGGGTAACTGTGCTTCATCACATAAAAATTCAAATAAGTTACCAGTTCCATCTATATCAAACTTGACCACAAAGTTATTGCTCAACGACATTCCGCCGTTGGCATTCATTGTTCCTAAAAATTTATCTATTGACACGCTAAATACCTATGTTGGTACATTTATATTTATGGCGTATTCTGGGATTTATAAACCTATCAATCCCAAAAAGTATCGTGGCAACCCAACTAGAGTAATATACAGGTCACTTTGGGAACGAAAGTTCATGGTGTTCTGTGATAATAATCCCTCAATTTTAGAGTGGGGATCAGAAGAGGTTATAATACCATACAGGGCACCTGATGGTAAGGTGAGACGTTATTTTCCTGATTTCTATATAAAAGTCCGTGAAAAGACTGGAAAAATAACTAAGTATATAATAGAGGTTAAACCTAAAAAACAAACCCAACCACCGAATGAGAAAAATAAAAAAACTGCTGCCTATCGTAATGCTGCATTAACATACGCAAAAAACCAAACTAAATGGTCTGCTGCTCGTGATTATTGTGAAGACAGGCAGATGAACTTCTTAATACTAACCGAGGATCATTTAGGAGTATGAACAAATGGCAACAGGATTCGCTGCTATCCAGCGTAACACAATTACCTCCACGTCTGGATATAAAACACTGTTTGAAAAAATAACAGAAAAAACAAAGGGGGAGAGAAAAACATTTTCATGGTATCGCTCTGCTGTAAAGTCAGAAGCAAGTAGTTACAACAAAAATTTTAGTAAGTATATATTGAATGAAAAGAGTGATGATGTAGGTGCTGTACAAGATCAAGACGAGAATGAACTTCGTAGATACCCTGTACAGGGGCACTTGTACATGTTTGAGTACAAAGCAAAGATGAAGAACTTGAAATATTATGATAGATTTCCATTAGTATATGTTTTAAAAGCAACTGGTAGAAGTGAATTTTGGGGATGCAACTTACATTATATGACACCAAAGAAAAGAATATTAGCAACTAGAAAGTTAATGGAAGGAAGAATTGACATACCTAAGGCTTGCCTTCATAAATACCTTCAGTCTAATGTTGAAGGTTTAATGATTGATCTTGCTTCTACTGAATGGGATACTGCTGTTCTTCTTCCTACAGAAGACTTCGTTAAACCTGTTGGCACTTCATCATTTCCTATTCCAAAGGAAGATGTTTGGCAAGATACCAAAGACACTTTCTATGACAAAATTAGAGGACAAAGGTCAGTAAAAGGTTACGGAACAAAACAATCTAGGGAGATGGCGATCTAATGGGAATGTTCGATAAAAATAATGCTTTAGGCACAATAGATGGTGATGCAGTACCTAGACTACATAGAAAAAATTTCTTTGGTGACTTCACTGGTATAGATGTTGATAATTTTAACTGGGGATTTGGTGGAGGTGACATTGAATTCACAGAGGGAGAGTATAAAAATCAAGTTGCTTATGATGCTCTTCTAGGTCAATTTTATAAGTGGAATGGAGATCGTTGGGAAGCAACTAAGGGAGATGAGGCATTAAATTTATACAGAAATAGAAATGAATATCAAGCAAACCAAGTTGATGGTATTAACCAAGAGAATTTAGCATTCAAAAGTTATCAAACAGCAATAGAACCAGAAGGAAAAACATCTGTTAGATACCCAAGCAATGTTAGTACTGGAAAGAAATCTGATTATGTTTTGTTTGATTTCTTTGATTACCAACCTCCATTTAGAGATAACGCAGCATTTGCCTCTGAATTACCAGAAGGAGTAAGAGCATCGAAAGTATCAAACTGGAAATGGGGAACTAATAATAAAGATAAAAGATTATTCGTTAATGAAACTTTAAATCAATACAATAGAACTGGAAACTCAGCACAACTTTATAAACGTGATGATACAGGACAATTTCCTCAACTTATGTTATACATGCCAGATGATATATCTGACACATTAAAGGCAGATTGGGAAGGAAAAGCATTTGGAGCAACCACTGCTGGTATATTAAGTTCTGCTGGCACAGATAACTTTATACAAAAAATAAAAAATGCGGGTAATACTGTAGGAAAAAATATTGACAAAGCACCTGTTGAGATGGCAGCTTCCTTAGTTACTAATTTAGCAAAAGGAATTACAGGAGATCAGATAAACACAGGAGATATTTTTGGTGGTATTTCTGGAGTTATTAGAAATCCAAATGTGGAAGTACTATTCCAGAAGATGAATCTTAGAACCTTTGATCTTACTTTCAAATTAGTTCCTTATAATCAAAAAGAAGCGTATGCTATTCAAAAAATTGTAAGGACGTTTAGGAAATGTATGTTGCCATCATTTAGTTTAGGTGGAGCACCAGTTCTAGGATTTGGAGAGAGTGATACCAAAGATGTAAATGAAAATAGGGCGTTAGAAGCATCATTTATTAAAGTTCCAAAAGTTTGTCAAGTCACATACATGAGAGGACCTGGACAACATCCTCATTTACCAGCATATAAAATGTGTGCCATAACAGATGTAGCAGTTAACTACACACCTGATGGAAACTACGCAGTCTATAACGATGGTATGCCTGTTGCTACTGAATTGAAAGTTAGTTTCATGGAGACAAAACTACTGTTCTCTGAAGACGTTGATATATACTGGCAAGGAAATAAAAACACAAACTCTACTGCATAAAGATGTACTTTTCTATAACTCCTAACATACTATACGATGAAAAACCAATCAGTTATCCTTTCTCAACATCAGATAGAGTTGTTGCTAAGAATTTCTTTCGTAGGTATAAATTAAGTGATGACATATTTTCTTACGCAGTATTCTTTAACAAGTATGCTATAAAGGAAGGTGAACGTCCAGATATATTAGCACAAAAAATTTATGGAAGTCAGTATTATGACTGGGTTATATTATTGACAAACAACATGGTCAATGCACAGTATGACTGGCCATTGAATAATTATGAACTTACAAAAGTTCTAGAGAAAGAATATGATGATCCATATAATGAAATACATCACTACGAAACTGTAAAAACTGCACAATATCCCGCTGGTTTACGTGTAGATAAAGCATTTTATGATAAACAACACAAAGTAAATATTAATGGCACGATAGGTATCGTACCTGGTGTTCAATTATGTGCTGGTATTACTGTTGCTGGTCACTTTAATAAAGAAAACGAAAAGAAAAGAGAGATATATCTTTTAAAACAAGGATACCTTAGATCATTTGTTAATGATTTCAAAAAACAAAATCAATATAAAAAATCAGATAATTATATTGGTAAGAGATTAAAAATAACTGGATAATTATGATATTTTGGATAGGATTTACTATCATGTTTCTCAATGAGGGATTCGTGATGATGAGACACATCTCACCTTGGTTTGCAAAGCAAAGGGAGAACCTCATAGAAAAATTTGGTGATGGGTGGCAAACTTTTCATGGTATAGTTGATTATCTTTGGGTGATTGTTGTAGCATTAGGATTTGGATTCTCACCACATAGATTGAATCATCTGTATGCTTTCCTTACATTTTGGGGAACTGCATTCACTTTCATTTACCTACGTATGTGGGTATTGAAATGGGTAAAGACTTTATAGACAAAAAAATACCCAGAAAAATTTTCTGGGTTTTATAGAATTCAGTTTTTGAATTTCGATTTACTCTTCAGCAAGACGTGCGAAGTATGAGAGAGCATCGTCATCTTCAACGATTGCTTCTTCCTTTACAGGTGTTGGTGCTGCAGCAACTGGTGTTGGTGGTGCAACAACTTCATACTCTTCATCATCTACTGTAGGTGCTACAGGTCTTTGACCTATTGCAAGAACAAGATTAAGACGACGCTCAAGATCTTCATAAGACTTGAACTGTTCCTTAGAAGTAAATGACTCTACGGAATGTTCTTGTTTGTAGACTGCTTCCAGTTCAGAATCATCTGCACTAAGAGCACTAACACTATCAAACTCACTACTGTCATAGTTCCAGTACCCTGCAACTTTTTTAATTTTCAACTTGAAGTTAGCACCTTCCCATAGATCAAAAACATTTACTGGTTCTTCATCTTGGAACTCAGGTTGCATTGCTGCAAGTATCTTGTCATGGATTTTCTTACCATACTTATACAAGAATACTTTACCTTCGTTCTCAGGGTGCTTAGGATCTTTCACGACATAGATGTTGCTGTAGTAAGAGAGTTTTCTCTTCTGTTTACGAGCAGTTTCTTTGTCTGAATCTTCACCACTGTTCCATAGTCTACGATTGATCTCACCAACTGGATCTTTCTCACCTAATGTGGTAAGAGAGTTCTCGATGTACCAACCACCAGGACCTTGGAAAGCATGTGAATATACTTTTGCCCATGGAATTGTTTCTCCCTCAGGAGCAGGAAGGAAACGGATAACTGCGTACCCATTACCAGAAGCGTCAACCTCAGGCTTCCAGAACCTTTCATCAACGTTCTTACCGCTGGAGGACTTCTCTAATTCTTTCTGTAAGAAAGAGAAATTGTTCTGGGATTTACGCTTTAGATCTGCGAATGACATAGATTACCTCGGATTATTTTAGATTTGGTTTATGTGATGCCCTATCACTTGAACATTATAACAGGCACAGGTAAGGGCGTCAACCCTGTGCCTCTGTTTGTCTTTTCATTGACTGAACTTTTTCTAACAGTTCTGAAAACATACTTTCAATACTTGTGTCAGGTGTTGCTCCTAACATTATAATCCCTTGTCTCATGGTGTCAACCACAGACTTTGCTTCGGGATCCTCGCTTAGTTTTGCACGAGCATAGAATATCTTTTGTTTTTCTATGAGAGTTTCAAGTGCTTCAAAGTATTCCATCTTCCGATCCTTATCTAATAATATAAAATTCATAGCGGATCTGAAACAGAACTGTTGAAGTTCCATCATCTCTTGAATGTCTCCACGGACGATATCTGACTTAAAGAAACTCATACTAGCATTAATTTGGCACGACTGGTTTTTTTCATGAAGTTTAATTGCTGTGCCTCGTGACGGAGTTTTTCCTTCAGAGGTTTGCTTATTAATTTATTTACACCATCTAATTCAATCTCATTGAGTTCACAGTAGTGGATAACCGAATCAATATAATTCATTTCTGGATTGTCGAATGCAATCTTCTCCACTTCCTGCGAGAATCTCGCAGCGGTCATAAATTTATCCTCTAATAATTGTTTTTTGTCCATATCGTTCTTGGTATTCGTCGATGTAACCCATCAACTTGATGAAGTATTCTTTCTTAGGTGGTAATACCTTGACTTGAGTCTCTCCATTCTCACAAGAAACGATAGTAACGATTTGTTTTACTGTCAAACCGTACAGTTCTTGTAGCATACAAGCATACGCTACTTCTTGCACAAAATAATCATGCAAATATTGTTCTCGTTTTGGTTCTGCTGCTGTTTTAAAATCAATTATAGACAGCACACCATCAAACTCAGCGATGCAATCAACTCTTCCTGCCAATTCAAGATGCCTACTATAAAGTGCTGCTTCTTGGAGGTATATATTATTTATCCTATCTAAATCTTGGATACTATGCTGAAACATTAAGACTGGAAGTGGATACTTTCCATACTTTTTTAAGTCTAACTCATTGTTTAGATAGTCTTCTACGATTGAATGATATTTTGTACCTCTGCTGGTAGATCTTGCACAAATATTATCTGCCTTCTCTTTACCAACTCTTTCTCGCCATCGAGCAATTGATTGTTTCTTCTTTGCGTTACTATTAATCACAGTAGTGACAGATGGAAACCTATCTCCTTCTGGTGTAGCATAGACACGCTTGCCTTCTACCATTGTAGCACATAATTCGATAGGGTCAAGTCCTATGTGATTAAATGTTTTCATAATCCTAAATTAAGTTTACTGATAAGATAAGACTTGACAAGACCAGACCTGACAATATCATCAATACCAAATTCAACCATCGCAAACTCTTCCATGTTCATAATAATTTTTTGAAAGTCTAAGATACCTGTACGCTCATTGTTCTTTATTAAATCTGTTTGTGCAGCATCACCACAGAATATAATCTTACTGTCTTGTCCTACACGAGTGATAATACTATCTAACTCATGGAAGTTTAAGTTCTGACACTCATCAATAATAACAATAGAATTATCTAATGTAGTTCCACGAAT